GAAATCCTCCTTCAGTAGCACTTGTCCATTCAATAGGTTGTTCTACACAAGGCATATAGATTGGATAGCTTGCAAACCTGTTTACCCTCTGTCTCTTCATCCATTCGTTAATACTTTCAGTAAACTCCACATGGTTTTGTGTAGTCCTACCCATTCTTTTAGATACGACTTTAACCATACCCAAGGTATTGATTAAAAGATCCAAAAGTTTTGTTCCTATGCGTAACTTCTCCTCCTTCGCCCATGACTTAAAAACAAATCCTCTGTTATTCATATGACCTATCATCATATTGCGTCTATAACGTGGATGAGTTGTGTCAGTTATATGATTTTTTACCGCAGTAAAATGTCGTTTATCGCTTTCTTCAAAGACACTAAACCGTATTTCATCTTCTAATAAATGACCTGTCTGTATAGCTATCTGTGTAGCTGTATTACCCTGTGATGCACCATCAATGATTACCTTAAAAGCAATAAAGGCTACAACATCCACATCAGGAAACTCTGACAATTTAACAGCAGCAATAGCCTTTGGTCCTGGTTTACCCCTCCAAGCCCTATCAATAAACTGTTGTATTGCTTTCGATAAAGGTGCAAGACCCGCAGCGATCATGCTTCGTGCATAATCATTCTCTGATTCTCTACCCTTTTGAATATTTAATTGAATCTTACGTTGTCTTGAAGCATAGCCACGATCAAGCATTTCCTGTTCAATTTTTACCTGTTTACTCATGCTTTGACAGTTTCCATGCTTCGATGAGAGTTTCCAACTCAACAACCCTTTGTTTTGCGTTAGCTATCTTCTCATCTATTACCTTGTTACGTTCGTATTTATACTTGTTGAAGTTAATTACCTTTGGCATCTGTTGTTTTGTACTGGGTTAAAAGTTCGGCAAGGTCCTCTAATAGATCATCACATTGACTGCGTAAATCCACCACAGATTCATTACCTTCATCAATCAACTTAGCAAGTTCTTCTAAGCTGTATTCTCTTGTGCTGAAAGTCTTACGACATTCTTTACAAGTCCTGGATCTCCAAACATAATTTGCGTTGGGTCGGTCTCTTGTCTGACCATAAGCAATAGTATTGCTACCGCAGTTAGGACATTGAATCATTTGTCTCCTTATCCATTGCTAAAAACTTATCATCAAGTTTTTGTATGCACATTTCCCATGCGTCATCATGGCTAATATCTAACAACTTAGATAACTCCAAAGATAATTCTCTTAAATGACTGGCAATAGCATTAAGACTGTACGGATAATCACTCATCTACTTACCCTCAAGCTTTCAACATATTCTTCATAGGCTGTTTTAAGTTGTAAAGCTCCTCCTTCATTACCTATCTTCTTAACTAAAGCATGACCTCCCTGAAACTTACCAAGTGTTCTCATGCTGGCAATAATTCTTGGAGATAAATTATTTTTTGTTTGAAATTCATGTATCTCTTTAAATAAATTATATTCATAAGGTGCAGTAAGATCTTTTAACTCTTCATAAAACATATCAAGAATAAGACTTTTATTCTCAATCTTTTCAAGTTCTTCTTTCAACTGTTTCCAGTATTTAGTATGCCAATCTAATTGTAATTTCATTTATCTACCTCCCTGGAACTGGATCTCTGCATGCTGTAAGGACTCCCAATACATTCCATTACCCTCATCATCAATCAGAATAATAGAATGCTTCTCAAGATCCATACAGACTTGTTTAACGACCCTACCCTCATCCTCACTAGATAAAGTTATACAACTTCCTATAAGAAATTCAATAGGGATATTAGAAAAGTTTTTTACTTTCATAATTAAATAAAAATCTGGGACAATAGACTCAAAAGAGCCTGTTAAAAATTCATATCAAAAAAATTCTTAATAGGTTCATTTAAAGTTTCGCTACGGATAATAAGCAGCTAACATCTAAAAAAAAATAAATAAAAAAAAAGATAGAAGAAAGAAGCCTAAAATTAATTAGGCTCTTTAACATCTAAAGACTTATAGACCTTTAAAAGCTCCTCGTTAGTAGCTTCATTAGCAAACCATATGCGTTCAGCTTCCGCACGTCTGGCAGCTTTTAGACTCTCTTCTTGGTGGTTGGTAGTCATGGTTAAACATCTCCTATATCTTGAAGTTTATCTAACTGTTTTAAGACTTTATCAGCCATTTCAGTTTCAGCTTTAAAACATTCGGCAACTTCAGAGTCTGTTAAATCACATTCGTTAGACATGTACTCTTTCCTAAAATTGACTAAGTAAATAAGCCAATCAATAGTTTCCTTTTCCATAATTAATAATTAATAACTGGGCAATATTTGTAGCTCCTCCGTAGCTCTAAAGAGCTACTAAACAACTACTAGAATCCTCTATTAAGAGAACCCTTTAAAAGCTCCGCAGAGCCTTTAAGGGATTTTCTAAAGATCTCTTATCTCTTTAATTACTGACTGTGGTAACTCAGCTTTAAGCCATCTTGTACCGTATTTGTAAGGCTTGCCGTCTACTAAATAAGATTTATCTATATAAAGATCAACCTCTGCTAGTTTTGAACACTCCCATGTATAGAACTCTGCACCCTCTGGTCTAGTTAAAGTATTTAAATAAGCCATTTGTTGAGGGCTTCCAGGTTGCATGTCGTTTAAGTGGTATAGCTTCCATATTCTATAAATAGTCTTAAAGGTATGATCATATGCTAAGTAGTCCTTAAGACTATCTAAGCATTGACCACCCATGACAATATCTGTCTTAAGATTATTCCATACAGAAGCACTAGCACTAAAACATCCGTCTTTCAGTTGAACTTCTATTTCAACTAAACAGGTTCTTCTTCCGTTTCCGTAATAGTCAATCTTTCCAAAGTCAAACAATTTTTTAAATGTTGTAGGACTATAAGGTGTTGTGATCGTTTGCATTTGATTAATAAGTTCTGGGGCTTAGTACTGACTATCTATTAGTTAACTATTAGTTAGCTAGTACTAGACTGTAGTATTACTAAGTGGTGAGCATCGATAAAATAAAATAACAAATTCTTAACACTTTGTAACAATAGACCCTTTATATATCCCCCATATTCTATTTTTTGTGTCCAAATTGTCCGTTATTGTGTCCAAAACTCCTAGAACCCTATCTATGACTAACCTGTAGAACTGTCATATAGACAGTACTGCAATAAAAAGACTGTAGTTATAGTAAGAATCTACGCAAAAAAGTCTACATACAAGGGGGGATTTTTAGTTTTGTATATATGCGTAAACCCTTGAAATTTTTGTGTCAAAAACTTTTTAGTAGTACTTATAAGGTAACTATAGGTTACCTATAAGATAACTTAAAGATTGACTATAAGAGACTATAAGAACCTCTATAAGACTGCCCAGAAGAGTCTTATAGAGGGCTATAGGTTGTATAAGTACCTATGAATATATTTTATTGAGAAATGCTGTGGGTGGATAGTCTAATGTATTAACTATTAACAACTAATATCTGCTTATTTTTATCTTATTTTCTGCTTATTCACTGCTTATTTGATATCTATTGACTATCTTATTTTAGGTCTTTTATTACTTATGGAATCTATGGTCGCTATCCCCCCCTATAGTCCCCCCCTTTCATAAAAAAGGGTGTATTTTATCTACAAGTACGACCTAATAAGCGTTGCTTATGAATCCATCAGTGTTTCCATTAGAATTACTTATCTGAGTGGGTGTCATTCCGAGGGCTGTTTGGGTGACGGTGTTATTTAGGTATGAACCCCAATTATCTAAGTGAACTCTAAGGAGTTCATCTTTACGAGATTTTATGTTTCTGTCTTCATCCTGGTTCATATATTCAGTCCAGTAAGCTACTGCTCCTGATAGAGCATCAAGGATGTCATCGTGTACTAAAGAACCTCTATGTTTTGTAATGCGAGACATTTGATAGAAGAGTTGAAGTTTTAATTTTCTTTCTGGAGCTTCGTTAGGGTTAGATCTATAGTCTTTTTCTACGACTTTGCGGTCGAATATGAGCCTGTGAGAGTTCATTACAGGTTCAAGGGTATCTATTATGCGTAGTTCTTTAGTCTTTGTATTGCGTACGTCTTGTACTTCACAGGGATGATATTTCATTAGGAAGGGTTTTAATAGTTCAGCAAACATACCACCACCCATATTTGATTCAACGAGGATTGTATTTACTTTATTTGTCTTGGCTATCTTGGATAGTGTTGTTAAAACAGCGTCTGAGTATCCTCCATTTAGTCCACCTGCATCTGGAACATATAGGTTTCCATTTAGCATCTTCACTACAGCGTATCCTGTTGCATCTCGGCCCTTACCAGAGGGGTCAATGAACATTACTGAGCCTGTATATTCAATCCAGTCACCAAATTGCTGTGCAGGTCTGTAGAAATGGTCTCCATTGAAACCAACACAAGGTAGTTCTTTGATTACATATTCGGGAGAAGATGACCAAATTACTTTTTCTGGTGCATGATCTGGGTTAACACTGCTGATGATGAGATCTGAAAGCTTGAGAGGGTAACGGTCTTGATCACTAAGGCTAGTATCTAGCATGAACTGTAAAGAGAACCCAGAACGTCCATAGGAAGCTTCACGTTCCATAAGATCTATTGATGAGAATCTTTCTGGGTCAACAGGATCTTTAGGCTTTACAAGCTCTTCTGATAGTCTTTGAGCTAACTTAGGAGCAAGTCTATCTCCGTAGTTGTTTTTAAGTTCTGGATAACGTGCAGTCCATATGCGTGTTGTATATCCTCTTTCTTCAAGGGTTAGATATAAAGATTGTTCTGTTTGTGGTGTACCAAGGAAGGTTATTTTACCGTTAGGTTTTAGTATGGCATCAAATTCTTTAACAGCTTCACTTAACTTGTCTCTCATCGGTTGAGTAAAGCTGTTATTTGGTACTTCCACATCATCAGCAATCACTTCATCTGCCCTACTACCAGCCATCTGTCCTAAGACACCCTGTGACTTTACTGAAGGGGCATGATCAGCAGATGCTGGCCCAACATCAAAACTTATCTTTGAGTTTCTCTGAGAGTCTTCTGGACGTAATGGAGCTAATATTGGCATCTCATTGATAAGACGCATGGTAAATGTAGAGAAATTATCTGCTCTGTCTTTACTTGCAGAGACAACAAGGAACTTTAGTTGTGGATTCATTCGTAGTTTCCACACAACATAGGTAGAAGTTATCCAACTCTTACCTACTCCTCTAAAGGCCTGTATGATCTTTCTACGAGGTCCGTACTGTAAATACTCAGCAATGTCTAATTGAACTGGTGTGGGGTCAGGTAGGTTTAAATGACGCCACGTTATGATTAGAAAGTATCTAAAGTCTTGTAATTTCTCAGGAAGCGGTTGCATAAAGATCTTTTACTCGTTGAAGAGGAATGGCAGCTACCTGTGGCACAACAGAATTACCTAATGCTTTAAGTCTGTCCACCCTGTGGGATAGCCCATCATCTCCTCTACAAAGTGTGGGTTTAGATTTGTATCTTTTCCAGTTTGGGTTGAGCGTGATTCCACTATTACGCCAGGTAAACGTCCTTTCTCTGCTGCTTTCTTGTAGTTCATATTCTCCCCTGAGTCCTTGTAGTCTCTTGCTGTTGGGGTAGGTAAGCTCTGTAGTTTGTTGAATAGTTGTACTGTTTCTGGATTCACTGCTTCTCTGAGATTGGCAAGATTGGTTCTGCCCTTCCTGTGTACTTGTGTTTGTTTGATCATTGAATCCACACTCCTCTGAGGAAGATGATCCATTGTCGTTGGGGTAGGCAACGAGCCACCACCTGCTTCTCTGATGACAGGCCCCCAAAGAACTTGCTGATATAACTGCCCATTCTGCATCATACCCTGCTTCGTAAAGTTCCCTGAGAACGATGTCCAACCCTCTATTAAGGATCGCTGCCACGTTTTCCAAGACAACGTATCTGGGTCGTACCATGCGTATGACTCTGATGAGTTCGTAAAATAAACCTGATCTGGTTTCTTTGGTAATACCTTTTTGAAGACCTGCAACTGATATGTCTTGGCAGGGGAATCCTCCAGTAATAATGTCAAACTCTCCAGATTTAGCTGTGAATGTTGTGATGTCGTCATGGATGGGAACGTGTGACCAATGTTTGTTAAGAATTTTTTGGCAGTAAGGGTTGATTTCTATAAACTGAGTTGTTTCAAAACCACCTACAAGTTTTTCAGCAGCGTAGGAAAAGCCACCGATACCTGCAAAGGTATCTAAAAGTTTCATAGGCTATCTTTCTATACTGGGAATCACATCAAGGTCTGGAAGGTTTGACATGAGATCTTCCATAGGACTTTTCTCTGTTGGGATACATTCAATACCATTATCCTTGAGAAGTTGTCTAGCTACGTTCAGATCACCAGGTTTTGCATCTCCACTTTTAACCTTGTCTAACAATTCTTGTATGAGAACTGTATGAAGGTGTTCTAATAATTCTAATTTATTTGCTTTTTCCATAGTTAAAATGTTCTTGAAACCAATATACCTTGTTTTAGAAAATTATGCCTATCAAAGCAGTAGGACAAAGATTTCAAGTTGATGATCGTGTTGTAAGAAACCATACGATTGGATACACAGGAGGTAAATATAAACGATACGAAGGAACAGTCTTAGAAGCTTTTGCAAAGACAAATAAGGTTGGTGCTAGTCAATACTATTACAAAGTAAAATGGGATGATAAAAGGTCATCTGAACACGCTCAACATAGTCTTAAATCTGTCGAGTAAAGTTTTTCTTGTTTTAAACTTTTTCTTTTTCTGCTCAAGGTTTTTTGTTCTGTGATGTTCTGATATTTCATAGCGTATAAGTTTTTCATTTATCTCTGAGATACGTTCTATGGAAGCCATTATAAGAAAATCCTGTAGTCTATTTTCTTTTATCAGTTCAAGACAAATTTCTCTTACGACAGCGTTAGGCATGTCTCTAATTTCTCTTTTTCTGATTTCAATTTCTAGTTCTACTTCGGCTGGTGGTTTACCAACAAGAACATCAAAAAACTCTTTGTGGTTCATTTACCTGGGAATAATGCCTGTTCCAACATATCGCATAATTTATCATCAACATCATTGTCTGTTTTTTCTACACAAGCACGAACGAGATCTAAGGCAAGTTGACGAATTGCTTTAGATTTGAGAAAGGTGAGAAGGATGGGTCTTAAGATTGCAATCATAGGATTTGTTATATACTTTCCAATTATGTATATATTTGCTAATTTTGGCTTGACTCCTCACACAAGTCAATAAGCCCTATTCCCCCAAAGTAGGGTTTTCTATCTTCTAGGTTTAAGTTCTACTACAGCAAGTTCTACTTCTTTTAGCCTATGAAATACTTCTCTCATATCATCGTGCATAGTGTCAATTTTATCTGAGAGTAATTCAATAGCAGTTGTATTTCTTACAAGATCATCTCTTGATTGTCTTCCTCTGTAGGAAATAGAACCAACAGAAACAAAACAAGCTGTTAGTAAAGCTCCACCTACTGCTGCTACTACTTCTATCACTTTTCAAAGCATTTATCTATGCCTATTATGACAGAAAACAAGAACATGGACGAACAGAAAAAGCCTAATCCTCTTCAAAGACTTAAAGAGAACATCACAGATAAAGAAGAACAATTAGCTTTTATTTCAGTTGTAGTAAGGCTTGTTGTAGTTGGATGGAGTGGTTTTATAGTTTCTTTAAACTATATAACAATACCTGGATACAGCACAGAACCAAAAGATATAACCTTTCCTGCTTCTCTTCTAACAGGTGCATTAGCTAGTTTTGGTTTAGAGGGTGCAAAGAAACGTGGTGATGGAACATATAAGAAGGAAGATAAACCATTAAACAAGAAAGAAGTAGAACAGTTACTAGCTACACAATCAGGTGGGTTTCAAACTATTAGAATAGAAACTCCGATCAAGATACTTGGTGCGGAAGTTGTTGACAAAAAAGAGGACAAAAAATGAAAAAATTAATTCCGCTTTTACTTTTAGCTTTTAGTCCTGCTTCTTACGCAGATATAACTCAAAAGTTCACAACATCTGCACAGATCACTGTAGATATGCCATATAGCGTTACAAATAAACTTGGTACTACTTATTCATTATCAGGTAATAATATTACTCCTTCTGTAACTTCTGGAGGGTCTACAACATCTGGAGCTATAGGGGGATTGAATGTTGGATCGTTGACTGATAGCGTTCCAGCTTTAATACAAACTGATAAAGCGATAACAAGTGCAGGGTCAGCCTTCTCGATCACAGAATCGGCAACTATTGGAGATGCTACACCATCTGCTATAACACCATCATCAGGTATCTCTGCTTTACCTCATCTTGGAGGACAGACAACAGTAGGATCGGGTGGTACAGCAGGTAACTTGGGAATGACAAGTTTAAGTAGCGGAGTTCATACTTGTACTGCTGGAGGTAGTGGTACTAGTTGTATAGGACAAACAACTGTAACGATCACCATTGACTAAGTGGTTTTTGCTAATAATAATATTAATACCAGCAAGAACCCTTGCAAATCCTGTAGTGCCTACCTTCCGAACTGGAAGTCAGACTACAAATTCTACCTCGCAAAGTGTTATTAATGAAACGATCACAAGCCATCAATACCGTACAGGTTATACATATTCTGCAAGCGGAAATAATATAAAAAGTAATGATACGAATGGTTATATCAATCCAACACCACAATCAGACGCAACTCAAACAATTAATAACGTCAACTTTTCATTTACAAGCCCTACTTTGGAGAGTGTTCCTAGATGGCAGATAGTTTCAGAAGGAGCACCATTTTCTCTACAAGAGACAATAATTTCTCCAGGGTTAGACACGATAACTACAATAAATCGCACCATAAATACAACAACCACCGTAACCGTAGAAGCTACCTTTGGGCAATAGGTTTACTATTGTGTATGCCTGCAAGAACGATAGCCTCGACCACAGTCGCGTCCCCTTCCAGCAATGCACAAGGGGTAGTTAATAATAATGCAACCATGATAACTCCGCAAAGTACCCCACAATTCAGAATGTC